CGGTTTGCGACGCGTGGGCCGGTATGCCGTAAACGTGTAGCGCGCGCCTTCCCGCCGGGCGATCCATGCGGACATGGCACGCAAGCCCGCCTCATCGAGGTTTTCATAGCGGAATTGAGCGCTCCAGTAGGGCTGCCCGTATGTGATCACCTGCCCGCCGCGCCGGCCAAACGGCACCGATTGGCGCGGGGAGAGAAACCAGCTGCAATCTTTCAGCCGATCGGTGAGGAATATTTCGCCTTGGCTCATTAGTAGCGGTTCCTTCTGAGGCTGTCAGTCACGCGCGCGTCAATGATCCGGGGAAGCTCGCGCGCCTGCGCCGCCATCATGGCTTGCACGCGCGGGAAGACTTCTTCAGTGATGCTGCCCTGAACAATAAACGGCGCGGTGATCGTCATGGATTGAATGCCCATAACGCCATTAGCCGCCGCGCTTGCCGGGCCTTCAAACTGGGGCACGATCGTTCCGGGCACGGATGGCACAAACATCTCCGGGCCTTGTTCGCCCACGATATAGCGCATGCCAGCGGCAACCGAGCCGCCACCGGCGCGGCCGCCGCCAAAAAGCGATGCAATGCTTGCGCCAATGCTATTGCCTGCGCTGCCGCCCAGGCCCTTGATGGCGCTGCTGAAAAGGTCAGTCAGGATGCTTGCAAGATCGTTGATGGCGTCGCTGAGCGCGTCTGTGGTTGACTTGGCAAGGATGTCCTTAAACACCGTTCCCCAGTCGCCCGTGCGAATGCCTTCGGTCAAGCCTGCCGCGATTTCATCAGCGATAGCCTGGCGCATTTCAGACTGTCGCAAAGCGTTAACCGCCCTTATGTCCGCTTCGGCTTGATCGATCGCGTCAGCAGAGCTCAAACCCTTGCCTTCATACTCCGCAACGCGCCGGCGGAAGTCCAGGATTTCTTCAAGCGCGCGGATTTCGTCGTCATTCCCCTTGGCGCGGGCAAGGATCAACGCGCGATCGGCTTGCGCCTGCTCAATCGCCAGGGCTGCCGCGTCTTCCCTTTTCTGGCGCTCAAGGTCGGCTTGACGGCGAAGCTCGGCGGTTTCCGCCTGCCTTAGTTCAACAACTTGGCGGATTGCCAAATCCTGCGCGACAAGCTCGTCATTGACAAGCTCCATATATTCCGCAGTCAGAGTAATTATATCAAGCTCATCTTGCAAATTTCGGGCAAGGGCCTCGTTGCCTTCAGCGCGCGCAAGATCAATCGCGGCAAGCTGCTGCTTTATAAACAGCGCTTCGCGATCGATTTGAACGGCTTTGGTTGCCGCCCCCGTTGCAGCTTCAGTTTCTGGAGTGCCTTCGCGGAATTGGCGGGCAAGGTCACCAAATGTCAGGCCTTCGGTTGCCGAACGTAAACGCTGATCAAGAATTGCGCGCTGTTGGCGAAGGAACAAAAGCCTTTGACCTTCTTCTGACTGATCAAAAGCGGCAAGTTCTCTATCTATATTTTGCTGCAAGCCGCGGCGGCCGCCAAGGTTTGGCGCATTAAATGCCCGTTGTCCCGCGCGCGATCTTTGCCCCTCAAGCTGGCGGACGGCAGCTTCATTTTCCGCAATGGCTTCGCCGATCTTGATTGCGGTTGCGACCTGACCCTCTTCGCGAAGATTCTTGAGGCCTTTGTTAAGGTCATCAATTACGCTTGTAAGATTTGCAACCTTTTCTGCGGCGTCTTCAGCCTGCCCGGCGATTTGCTTCATGGGGCTGTCGCTGTCGCCCACCAAGTTTTTAGTTTCCGCAAGCACCGCGTTTGTCTTTGCGATTGATGCGTTTGCGCGATCCGTACGCTCTTGTGCTGTTTGAGCGTTGCGCGCAAAGGCAATATACGCCACCGCAAGGCCTGCAATGATTAGCGTTGTGGGGCCAAGCGCTGCGGCCAGACCGCCAGCCGATGCGGTCAAGATGCTTATAACGCCGGTTGTCCTTCCGGCTATGGCGTTCAAAATAACAAGCTGCGCCTGCAATCTTTGTACGGCTGCAACTGCGCCCACGCCTGCGCTGATTGCAAAAGGAACAATGGCCCGCGCCGAAAGCGCCACAATGGCAACGCCTAGAATGTCAGCATTGGCGGCCGCAAAGCGCAGGAGATCGGCCAGCCCTTGGAATGCGGCCCTAAGCGCGGGTTCTGCCCCGGCCTCCCCCATGGCTAGGGTCAGCGCCTCAAACGCCGATTGCGCGGATTTGATCGCGCCAGCTAGGTTATCATCCATGATGGTTGAAACGCGCGAAGCCGTGCCGCCCGCGTCTTGCAAGGCTTTGGTTTGCGCAACCACTTTGGGCAAGCTGCTTGCCAGCACTTCAAAAGCCGGGCCGCCGCGATCTCCGAACACCTCAAGCGCCTGGCCGGTATCAAGGCCAGCCTTTGCCAATCTTTGAAGCGCGGGGGTTAGGCCAACAGCGCTAGGACGCACCTCATCAACAGAAACGCCAAGCTCTTTGAAGATCTTGACTGACTTGCTTGACGGGCTTTCCAGTTCGGAAAGAACGCGGCGCAAACCAGTGCCCGCAAGAGACGATTGCAAGCCGGCGTCTGAAAGTGAGCCAACCGCAGCGGCCGCTTCTTCAACTGAGACGCCAAGGCCTGCGGCCACCGGCGCAACAAATTTCATTGCCTCGCCTAGCTGCGTAATATCCGTGTTCGCGCTGTTGGCCAGCTTGGCCAGCACGTCAACAACGCGGCCTGTTTCGGACACGTCCAGGCGAAAGCCTGAAAGAATATTGGAGGCAATATCGGCAGCCGCGCCAAGGTCCAGCGCGCCCGCCTGCGCAAGCTGTAGCGTTCCCTCGATCGATCCCAGAACCGCGTTAACATCAAAGCCCGCCCGCGCAAGGAAAAGCATGCCCTCGGCCGCTTCGGTTGCGCTGAAACGGGTAGTTGCGCCAAGGAATTTAGCCTTGGCCTCAAGCAAATCGAACTGAGACGCCGTGGCGTTTGTCACGGCCTGAACGGTTGACATAGCCTGCGAAAAAGCGGCGATGGTTTGAATGCCGCCCGCAAGGCCAGCGCCCGCGCCAAGTGCGGCGGTGAGCCCTAGCATCGAGCTAGCGGTTGATCTTAGCGAAGTATTCAGACGCTGGACGGATGCGTCAGCCTGCCGAAACTCCCGCGTTATGCGTTGCCCGGTTTGCCCCGCCTGGCGTTCCGATTGGCGAAGCTCGCGCAGGAAATGGACGTTGTCGCCCCGGATTTCGATATCAACGCCGCCAACGGTTGCCATTAGTTCGCCTCTTCTGCTGGCGGCGCTGAGCGCAAGGCCCAGTGCAGGAACGCCGCCGCGATCTCTTTCTCAGATTGCCCCTTCGCCGGGCGCTCTTTCATCGGTTTACCATACCAATCAGAAAAAGTGCGCGGGAATTTTTTGGGGTCGCTCAGTGACAGCGCCGCGTTGTGATAAGCCGATGACATGTGAAGCTCGGTCACCATGCCCCAGTGTTCGGCATAGGCCTTGCAAATCATGCGGGTTGCGTGCGGGGTGAGGTTCCAGAAGTCGCCCCAGCTGACGCCCGCCCGAAGCGCAGCTTCGAGAGCAGCCCCAACAATGTCATCTGAGGCAGCAACTTTTCCGCGTCGGGATCCTCGGCCGGCACATTGCCCGTCATGGCCACGGTCCAGGCGTTTGTAAGCGCCGCCTTGGCAGGCAACACCGGCACGCATAGATCGCGCGCCCTTGCCTCATCAACGCCCGCTACAAGCGCCATGAGCGCCGCCATGGCAGACATGTCGAGATTGTCCAGCGCGGCCGCTACACCGTCCATCCAGCCATCTAGCCCGTGATCGGTTTGTAGCTGGTGAATGACGGCCCATGAAAACCGTAGGGGCACGGCTTGGCCTGCGTGTTGCAGGTAGACCGTGCCCACATGGTTAGGCGCTGGCGCGCCTGCCCGACTGTCGGGGGTCGAGTCCCCTTCAGCGCGGGTCATTATGGAACGGCCGACCAAACGGCAGCGCCTGCCGGCTTGAACGTCACCGTCATCTTCAGGATGGCGCCAATCTCGACCGGGCTGGACGTCCGCTTAACGGAAACCGGCACGGTCAGGTATTGGTTGTCGTACTTGTGGCGCAAAAAGATATTGGCGCCGCCGACGTCCGCGATCAGGGCCTGGTGAACCGTATCGTCAGGATCGAAGTTTACGGTAAAGCTGCCCTCCTGGCCGTCTTTCCAGCCGTTGATATATTCCCGCGTGCTGGACGTGGAATCGTAATCGGTGGCGTCGAGTTCCTCGGCCGTGAATCCGCCATCGTCGAAGTTAGTGACGCCGGGAATATTGGTGTAGGTCGATCCATCGGTCGATCGGGCGAGTGTTACAACGCCGCTTTTGGCTGCAATGGCCATGGGTTAGGTCTCCTTGAAAAGAATCCGGGCGGTGATGATACGGCCTTCGACTGCGGGGTCGTCGGTCGGTCCAGCTACCGGCCCGGCGGCGGCAGCGTTAACAATTGAGCCTCCCATTACCGCCCCAGCTGGCCATGAGCGCAGCAGGAAGCGGACACGGTCGGCGGCGGTGTCGAGACTGAGCGTGGAACCTGCCGGGCGATGGTAGAGGCGAATATTCACCGCAACAGCCCGGTAATCTTCCGTGTAGGTATCGTCGGCCTCATCCTCAAAGGGCGCGCCAATGATCAGGACAGGCGCGTCGCTATCGGCCAGCAAATCCGCAGGCGGCGGGTCACTGACGATCGCGCGGCCGCCGTTGTAAGCTTTTAGCTGGCCGGTCAGCGTGGCGTCTGATTCCAGGCGATTGAACACGGCGCCGATGATATCAAGCATTATGGAATCCTGGCATAGCGAATAAAGGCCTCGCGAATGCGGCCCACGCCTTCACGCAACACGGCAGACATGAACGGGCGGGGCGCTATCTTTTCCGTTCCAAACTCAAGGTAAGCGGCATATTCGGTGTTCACGCTGACAATGCCAAAGGCGCCGGAAGACGTCGCCATGACTTCGCTTTGCGTTGATCCGCGCAGGCGGCCGGTGTCAACGGCCGGCGGGTCTCCGGGTGCTGAGGCGCGGTGAACGGCGCTAACCCCCCGGCGATAAACGCGCCCCTTGCCCGGCTGGCTTAGCTTGTCGATTACAAGGTTTTTCGCTTCAACGGTTGCGCCGCGCACGCCGCGCAAGATAGCAGCTTGGCTGATATCATCCGCAAGCGGAATGTTTATGTCTATGGTGACGCGCGCGTTAGCCATCAGATTACATAGGTTCGCGCGCGCATGTTCAGCGCGGTGACGGTAACGTCTGTGTCATCGGTGGTATTGCGCACCCAAATCTCGACATAGTCATTTAGCTCTTGCGCGAAGTCGCCGATCAGGACGCCCTCTTGTGCCGCGCCGCTGGAATCAAGCCGGATGGTTGTCACCGTCTCGGTCATCACAACCCCGTTACGGGCAAAGGCCACTTGCAGCGTTTTGTTGTTGCCGCCCTGAATTGAGCCGGTCGCGGCAATTTCCATGATTGACGGAATAGGGCAGGCGCATTGAAGGCGGCCATTTTCCGGCATGGTGAATTGTTGGCTATGCGCGGCAAGGGCGGTTGTGCCGGCGGCTTTCACCCATGTGTTCACGGCCGTGATATCGGTAGGGGCTGAAGCGGTGAGATTGATACGCCCCCAGCCGCCTTGCATGGTAAAGAGCGCGTCTTGCACCCGGTCCGGCGTGATCGCGCCTGCGGCCTGCCCTGGCGCAAAGAATGCGTAAAGCTGCTCCATTGTCCGCTTTGTCGGCATTACGCGAACTCCCCGCTAAATTCGGCTGAAAACATGTCTATAGGAATCGGCGTATAAACGCCATCCGGTCGGCCCTGGAATTCAAACGTTGCGCTGGCCGGGTCGCGGCTGGTGGTTGTCACCAAGATCCAGCGGTAGCCATTGACCGCAATGACATTGCCCGGCACCGGCGGCGGGCTGAGGCCATAGCCAAGCACCAGCAATTTACGATCGGTGTCTGCCATCTTCAGGCTTGATTTAGCAAACGCGCTGTAATCGCTCACAAGCACCTTGCAGGGCGTCTCGGCCTGGCTCTCGATAAAGCCGCCGCGAAGGTCGGGGATGCGCGCCTTGCGTATCAAGGAGCCGTCTGTGAACACCAGCGGCCCGGCAATGTCCGAGATAAGCTTGTCGAGGCCCGCCAGCAGGTTTGCCATGCCCTAAGCCTTCCCTAGCCGGACGTTGCGCAGGAGGCCCGCACGCGCCACGTAAAGGCCGGTCAGCAGGCGATCAATGCTGCGGTATTTGGCGGCCTCGGTGGCCGTCTGGCGATCCTTGAACGTCAGGCTGACAGACCCGGCGGTCAGGGCCGTTACTTCGCCCGCCGTGTCATTGGTCACAAGGCCCGTGCTGGCAATCCGGGCAAGCTCGATCTGCGCTTCTTTAAGGCGCGTAGGGTAAGCGTCAGCGGCGATCTCGCGGCCTTCGCTATCGACAACACCCGTGCGCGGCCATGCCATCAGCTGCGCGCTTGAGGTTATGGCGCCTTTGAAGGTGTAGGATGTGTCGATATAGGTGGCTGCTTCGGTCAGGCGCAGTTCCTTGACCGCGGTTGTCAGAGCGGCCCAATCGGCCCAGCTCCGCGCGCTGGCATAGGCGTCAGCCTCGGCCAGGGTGGCATAAGTATCAGTGCCAACTGTGAGCGCCATTTGCCTGCCTTCCTATTTCTTCTTCTTGCGCCGTTTGCCCGCCTTGGAAAGGGCAATCGCAACGGCCTGACGATACGGCTTCCCGGCGCCGATTTCCATCTTGATATTGGATGAAATGGCCTTCCGGGAAGATCCACGCTTAAGCGGCATGTCTTACTCTACCGGCTCGACAACCGGCAGCGCCGCATTGAACGCCTCACGAGCAGCCGTGATGCCTTCCCCAGACGTCGCGGTGCCGTACTGCGTGGCGTAGGACATGGCGGCCATGTTCATCACGAATGCGACGTAAGCCTCATTCGTGGCCAGCGGCTCGGTGGGTGCGACGTAACCGTCAACGATGGTGATCGTGTAGCTCATTCTTCAGGCTCCTGTGGTTCTGCGGCTTCCTTAAGCTTGTTAAAGATGCCAAGGGCGGCGGGGGCTGCGGACAAGCCAATCGCTTTGACGGCGGTGTCCAGCAGGTTAACGAGGGTCTGTGCTTCGGCTTCGGTTAGGGTGATGGTCATGGGGGTTCCTACGGTTCAATTGCGATCTGTTGCGCGGCGCCCGTTGCGAATAGCGCCATGAGGCGCGTCTTACCGCTACCGTCGTCTTCGGCGTAGATGCGGACGCCGTTTGCTGCGGGGGCGGAGGGGGCGGTTCTTTCCACCATTTCAAGAGGCCCGCCATTCAGCCGCATTTGATTATCCAACTGCTGCCAGTTCACACCATTTGCGCCGAGAAAAAGTTGACGCCCCAGTGTAACAATGGCGTGACCACTTGTGTCAATTTTCAGAAACGTGACCCCACTTACCTGCAACTCCAGCGCCCGTGCGGAGCCTGTGCCAGCATTCTCGGTGCCGATGCGGAGGACGTTGCTTTCCCAAGCGATCTTGCCGCGTTCGTAGTTGGAGCCGTCAGTGTAGGTCCCGTACACCCGAAACGCCTGCGGGTTCGTGCTGCGGCGCTGCGCCAGGGTGTCGGCGGCGTCTCGGGAAAGAATAGTGTCATGCCCTGCGTTTGCATCAGAGCCGCTGTTTGACCATCTTATAGCACTAACACTAGAAAGATTAAGGTTGCAAAGTGAATCTAAGCTAAATCGGTTATTGCCATCTGCGGTAAAGCGGATGTTGTTACCAAAAAAATAAATCCCGCTGTCAACGTCCGTTCCGCGAATTGACGGCGCAGTGTTGCTACCGTCATGGACAGTTACCTGACCGCTTTTCGACACACTAAACTTACTACTCCCCCCCACCTGCAAATCCATCAGCAGCGAGCCGGATGCAGAGGCGGTATCGGTGACGTTCATCTTGATGGCGGAGAAGGTTGTCGCGCCGTCGTTCCACGTATCCGAAAGATCGAAAATATTCTGCGTCGTCATAGTCAGCTCCGAGCGATTACAGTCGCGCCGTCGCGCGTCAGGATGGTTGACCCGTCACGGGTGAGGATTTCAATCTCCGGCGTGTCGGGCGGTTCCGGAGGGCTTGGCGTTACAGAAGCCTTCCGCCTACGGATGGACGCATTCCATACAAGGCCGCTGCCCCGCGCATGATAACGCTGGCGGAATGCGTTATATTTCATCAGAGGCCCGCCTCTTCAATCGCGGCTTTGCTTTCGTCAATCAGCATGGTCGCCTCGCGGATTTCCCGCTCCAGCGTCTCGCGCTTCTTGAGGTGATGCGGCTTGCCGCCAAACACTAGCTCATAATACGCCCGAAGGTCTTCCAGGCTCATAACCGTTAAGTCATCTTCCTGCGCAGGCTCTTCCGCCGCCTCGATCTCGGCAGCCTCGGCTACTTCCACCGCGACAGGCTCGGCTACAGCCTCAACCTTTGGGGCAGGCGCAGGCACGGGAACACCGGCGGCAGCGGCAGCAGCGCGGGCGCGCTCTTCCCGCATGGCAATGCGGGCGGGGTCATTGAACTTGCTTGACTTGCGCAATGCCGCCTCCTGGCGATCTTTCCAACCGCCCATGTTTTGGGCCGGTTCGCCCTTGACGCTCATAACATATCGGTTGCGCTCGGCCATGTCTTCTCCTTGCCAGTGTTCGCTAATCCAGTCGAGGTCGGTTAGCTGGTGCGGCTTTTCCTCGCCGTGGAAATATACGATTCGCGCGTCCCCAAGCCCGTCTTTCTTGACGCTGCCTTTATAGCTGACAACCTGCCCCGGGAATAGGTCATCAATAACCCGCGGTGCATATTTGCGGACGTGTTCCATGTCATTTGCCCCGGCCCATTCAAGGCCGATCCGCTGCAAGCCTGCCGGCACCAGCGCCACGCCGTTGCAGACCTGGTGCGGGTAATATGGATCACGCGGGCAGGCAAAATGGTCAGCCGTCATGCAATATTCCGCCAGCGCGTCACAATTGCCGGTGACAACCGTATCGAGGCCCACAAGGATCATCGGGCGGCCCAGCTTGTAGGGCAGGATGCAATGCCCGTAATTCAGCGCCACGTTTGGCAGCCGGTATTGCGTCACCGGCACGGTAAATTCGCGCGCCCGGTCCGTGTAAAGAATAAACTCGAAGGGCTGCGTAAGATTGCGCTCAAAGCCCCAGTAGAGGCGCTCTACCCACGTTTCATCATACATCGCCGAAAAGTCGCGGCTGTGTTCGTTTGCGTCCCAAAGAAGCGAAACAATTGCCAGCGTCATTCGCCCGCAAACCTCATGCGGCGCTTGACGTCTTCACCGTAAATGCGCTCCTGATCGCCATGGCGCCAAAGATGGCGGGGCGCGACGTCCCGCGTGACAACAGACCCGGCCGCAACCATGGCGCCTGCGCCTATGCGTACGCCGGGCAGGATCACCGAGCCCGCGCCGATCGAGGCCCCGTCTTCCACAATGATAGCCGGGCGGCCTTCATAGCGGGCGGGATCAAAGCCGGTCATATGCGCGCGCGGCCACGCGTCGTTACAAAGCGTCACATTTGGGCCAATGAAAACGTCTGCCCCGATCATAAACCCCGGACCGGCCGCAAGGTTGTGGCCGATCTTGGTGCGATCGCCAACGGCTGACCCGTCGATACAGGCGCCGCTTGCGACGTTGACGTCCTCGCCGATGACCGCACCGCGGATAACGCTGGCAAATTGCCATATCCGGGTGCGGGCACCGACTGAGACGCCCTCGACAAACGCCAAAGGGTGCACAAAGGCGGAAGGGGCCACTTGGAGATCAGACCTTCCCGCCTTTGTCATCCTGCTACCTATCAGGGAGCAAGCTTGTGGATAAAGCGAACGACCCGGATGTGCTTGGGATCGTAAACCCGCTTCCAGTTGCCAGCGCCGGCAAGCTCGGTGTTGGACGGGGTCGGCTTGGCCGGCACGCCCGAACCAGGCTCCCATGCAATCCCGCGAATGTGGATCATGGCCTTCCAGCGGGTGACAAGGTATTCCTGACCGCCGCCAATGAGCGCGTTACGCTCGATCTCCGAAGGCACTTTCGGCGGGGCGGTGGCATAACCCACGGCGCCGTTACCAAAAATGTAGGTGGTGTAGATGCCACCCGAAGCAACCGGGCAGGAGTCGTCTTCAATGACGCGCTTGCCCTGATAGATCGGGATCGGGTCACCGCCGGTCG